CGACAAGGTGGAGGCTTCCACGCCGACCGCTTTGGCGAACTTGTCGACGAGTTCGCGTGAGGTCTGCTGCGCGTGACGGCCCCAGTACGCTTCGACAGTCCCCTGAAGTTCCTGCAGCCCGCCACTCCGGGCGAGTTCCAGGACCTGTGCGAGAGCACCCGGGTTCTGAAGCAGCGGCGCCAGTTCGGGAAACACTTGAGCGAACTGGGCGCGCACGGTGTCGTTCTGTTCGTTGCGAGGTTGTTCCAAGCCGGCGATCGCGCGATAGCGTCGTTCGAGTTCCCCGTACCGGCCTTCCATGGCCCGCACGCGGTTGGTGGATTCCGCAAGTCGATGCGGCGGGATCCACGTGGAGCGATCTTCCTGATAGGTGAAGCCACTGGCACCCGGAGCGCCGGCCGCGGCAGGAGCACCACCGCCACCGCCGGGAGCGCCGGACGGAGCCGGAGTCACGGGCGAGGTCGATGGGGCAGACGCGGGAGCGCCCGGCGCGCCAGCGCCGGGACCGTCAGGGATTTGAAAATGGAAAGCAAACGATGGGAGTCGCATGGGCCGTGGTCCTTCCCCTTGTTATCGCGGCAGGTTCCGCGTTCGAGACTGGCCGGTGCCGTTCACGTACAGCCGGGATGGTCGCCCACAAAACTGTACTCTGTCAAGTACGGTTCCGTCAGTCGGCTGCGATGCGGAGGGATTTGAGGAAGCGGCGATCGGCCGTAGTGGCGTGCCAGCCGCGGCGGTTTTCGTCGGCCACGAGCGCGTCGAACGCCCGACAATGCGCGCACCGAGCGTCGAATCGAGCGCCCGGTGAGATCACACATCCGTTCTTTTCGTGCGCGCGCCGGTGCGTGAGCAATTCCGCTATTGTCATCGGTCCGTCGATCACGCCGGGCCCGCCATGTTCCCGCCACCCGGCGCCGCACCCGGCAGCGTGTCGATCGCGTTCGACTCCTGATTCGAGTTCGTCATCGCCCGACCCGCGCCTTCCGCCGGCGGCGGCATCCCGCCCGGTCCGACCGGGCCCGGAGCGGCCGGGGCTCCCGGTCCGACTGGTCCGCCCGGGACCGGCTGACCGTCCGGGCCCAACGGTGCGGGCGGCGGCATGTTCGCCGGGATCGGCAAGCCGAACGGATTCAACAGGCCAATGTTGTGCTGCACGCGATGCACCATCAGTTCGTTCTCCACGAGCGGATCGGCCAGCGAGAGCGCCCGGATCCGATCGGAGTTCGCCCAAATGTCGAACGTGACGATGTGGATCTTGTGGTTGTGCCAGCTTTCGACCTTCATCGGGTTCGGGCCGGTTCGACCCGTGCCGACCCACTGTTCGTACATGTGATGTTCGGTCTGCGCGGCGATCGTGTGGGTCGACATCGCCGGCGCGATGTCCGAAATGCCCAAGAGGTCGAGCCCTTTGTAAATCGTGTCCGGATCTTCGAGGTTGATGAAGCCCAGATCCTTCGCCTGCTGCAGAGCCGCGCGCTTGCCGAGCGCGGTTTTGGGCTGTTCGGATCCATCCTCAATGATGATTTCAAACGCGCCCTTGAGGTTGGCCTTTTGGAACGTCTTGAACGTGTACGTGTTGTTCTTCCCGATGATCGTCCGCACGCGCGTCTGCGGCCCGTGGACCCGTTCGAGTTCGAGCGCCAGTTTCAGCCATTCGCGGTACGCGCGCCCGCGGGCCTTGAACAGCGACGTAAACCGAGACTGCGACCGTTCGACAAGGAGATTCAACGACGAGAACGCGGACACGCCGGCTGGCGTCGCGCCTTTGAGCACATCCTGCGTGCCGGCCGCTTTCTCCGCGTCCGCGAAATACTGGGCGCGCAGCGCGAAGAACGACTGCTGGACCTGCATCCCTTCGAGACGTTCGGGCTTCGCGTTGGAGCCCGCCACGATCGAGTACCGCACGATCAATCCCGGTTCTCCAGTGAACCGCTGGACCTCGGCGCCCTTCGGTTCGAGCCAGATCGGGTTCGACATGCGTTGCATGATCAGTTCGACCATCGAATCGTTGCGGTTGATCTGGTCCTGCTTCTGAATCAGCGGATCGAGCGCCGAGATGGCGAACAGTTTGCCGCCGCGCTGTTCGTACGGGTAGTACACCCACGGCCAGAGCGCCTGCCCGTGAATGTCCGCAAACGGAATCGGACCCGGCATGATCCCGCGTTCTTCGTCCCGAATGATCAACGTGTCGCCTTGCGTGCCGCCGACCGTCCGCATCCAGAGGCCCTGCGGGAATTCGGGCGACGCCTTCACCCAGAGTTCCGCTTCGATCGTGCCTTCCATGCGCGACGACGTGGTCCCAGAGCCCTGCAGCGGCGCCGTGGTGAGGTCGGTCATCGTCGCCAGCGACCGATACATTTGGAGCGACCGATCGGCCGGCATCGAGCGGAAATTGATCTGATTCGCGTACGGCCGACCGTCGTAGTACGACTTCGGGCGCCACCGCAAGCGGATCAGTTCCGTACAGTCCTTCCACCGCTGGAAGTACATCGGCACGAGCATTTCGAGCGGGCTGACGACGTCCGTCGTGCCCTTGCCGACCGTGGCCAGTTCTCCGATCGGCGCGTTCTGGTCGTCGACCGCCGCTTGGAACGTGTCCCCCGGCATTCCGCACTGCGGACAGCCCGGCACGATGCCATCTTCCAGATCGAGCGGGTGCGCCTGATACCCACACTTCGGACACGCCATCGCCTGCACGAACTCTTTGTTCACCGGGTTGTCGCGGTCCCAGTAGACTTGCAACCAGACCGTGCCGAGCACCGGCGCCCAGAAGTCCGCCTCGAAAAAGACTTCCTGCAGTTCGTGTTCTTCCTTCAGCGCCGGTTCGATGTCGTCGACGGTTTTCGCGGTCAACGTGTCGATCGGGTCCGGACCGAGCGGCCGGGACCGCGCGGTAATGTCGATGCCGGTCAGCATGGAACGAATCGTCTGAATCGTGTCCGCGCAGATGTTCGTCACGGGCCGTGGAATCCAGCGGGCCAGTCGCTTGTCCTGCCAGCCCTGTCGGGCGTTGTGGTAGATCCACTGCCGCCCGTTGAGATACAGGAGCTTCTGCCACCAGCCCGACTCGATCAGTTCGCGGCCGTCGAGTGACGATTCGCGCACGTGCTTGAATCGCTTCCGCGCGACGCCTTCGGCGTCTTTGTCGCCTTGCGCCAGTAGATCGTAGAAACTGTTCTGCGTCTGCGACGACCCGGGCACGGGCCGGAGCGCGGGCGCTCCAGCAGTCGGCATGATGGGCGATCGGCCGATCAGACCGGCCAGCATTTGTTGCGCGCCGCCTCCGGCGCCCGACGCGATCTCCATGGCCATGACTATTCTCCGAGGGTGCCGAGCAGGTCTTTCGCGGCCGGTGGTGACAGATCAAAATCCGAGTCGTGAAGTTGTCCGGTTTTCCGGAGTTCTTCAGCGGCTTCGTCGCCAACGTCCTCGAACAGATCGACGCCGGCGCCGAGCGCCGCGCTTTGCATCGGCGTCCCTTTCCCGATCGCGGGCACGAGCACCGGCAAGCCGGTCGCATGATGCTTGAGGGTGCCGAGTTCGTGTTCAAGGGTGTTGACGCGGAGCGTCAGCATGTCGGCCATCGTCGCTTTCTGGCCCACCTTCGCCCGTGCATCCGCCAACGTGTTCAACAGGTTGATGATGTCGACCTGTGCTTTTCGGAGGTCTGACTTGAGTTCGGCGTACTCGGTTTCTCTCACCAAACGATAGCCCAACATCGCGCGTATCCTAGCACCGACCCGTGCGTTAGCGGTAGAAGTCCAACAGCGCGGGATCGGTCAGTTCAAGCTCCCGCCCTGTCGCCGGCTCGAAGTCATCGGTCACACGCACCAGCCCATCTTCGCTTGGTTCCGGTTCGTGGTTGCGTTCGATCGTCGCGCGCATGTCGGCCGGCAAGACCGCGAGATTTCGGCCGACCTGCGTCAAGAATTTCTCGGCTTCGGCCGACGTGGGCAGTTCGGGCCACATCATCACGCCGTAGCGCAGCGCGTCCGGCAAGTCGTCGTCTTTTTTGAACGGCACCGGCGCGAGTTGGCCGCGTTTCGTCTCGGGGATGTCGGCCCACCGATATTGCCGCAGCCGCGCGATCAGTTTCGGGCACCGCACGGTCGAAATGAGCATCCGTCCGGTCGCCATCCACGCGTACACACGCTGAATGCCGGCGTCGACGTCGTTTTCCGCGCCCTGCGCGAAAATCCCGTACTGCGCGAGTTCGATCGCGGCCTGCGCCTGCGATTTGTCGATGCCCCACCGCGGCGTGAGGCCAAACGCCATCTTTTTCAGCCCCTCGGCGTGCTCGACGTACATTTTCTGGCGTTCTTCGTACTCGCCAAGGCAGATCAAGCCGCGCGGCGTGACGACAATCAACACGGCGGCGAACGGATGGTCCGTCCCGGGGTCGATCGGGACCAACGTCGGCCGGGACGGGTGAATCGACGGAAATTCAGCCAGCCACGTGCCGATGCGATCGTCGCCAGCCAAACAGCGGTCGATGACGTCGCCGTAAATCGTGCCCTGCGGGTACTCGATCGAGGCTTCGTACTCGCGGCGGAACAGATCGGGCGGCATTTCGAGCCGCGCCTGTTCGACTTCAGCCGGATCGATGATCGGGTTGTCTTTTGTCGTGTACGTGACCGCCCAGTAGCCGGGCCGGCCTTCCGCAGCCGGAATCCAGAAGCGCCGATGGAGCCAATCTTCGCCCCACTCCGGCGACGACGTGATGAACGCGATGCCTTTGTTCTCCGTCAGCGCCGGCCGGAGAATCTGCCACGCGAGTTCCTGAATTTTTCGGCCTTCGTCGATCCATGCCCAGTGCAAGCCGGGCCCGGCGCCGCGATTCGGGTTGTCGAGCGACCGAAACGCGACCTCGGCCATGTTGGGCAAGCGCAGTGTGAGCCGATCTTCGCTCCAGTCCGTGTTTGGATGGTCGAACCACTCGGTCGGGAGCAGCGAGAAGAACGCCGGGATGACGTAATCTTCGAGTTCGGGATAACTGGGCGCGCAGCACCAGCCCAGTGAGCCCGGGACCGTGCATTCTTCGACCGCGGACTGGGCGCCGATGCGTGTTTTGCCGCCGCGCCGGCCGGCCCGCAGGTAGAACCGCCGATACGGGCGCGTGCCGATGCCGCCGCACTTCGGACAGACCAACGAATCGAGCATCGACCACATGAAGCGGGAGCCGACCATCGGCATTCCCACGCTGAATTGCAGATCCTTGGGCTCGACGATGCAGCTATTTGGACACGCGCGGGCGCGGCGCGCACTCAGGAACGCTTGCTGGTACGGGTTGTACAGGAGTTCGTTGAGCGGCCGCGGGTTCGTCAGGCGCGTGCGGGCCATCAGTACCGTCGATCGTTGATCTTGGCGGCGTCAGGGCTCCGCGATGGGCCCACCGTGCGAGTCCGCGGGCGCGCACGCACCGGAAGGGATCGCGGCGATTCTTTTTCGCGGGCATCGTACTGGTCCTGCGTGACGCGGCCGTCGTGGACAAGCTGTTTCCATTTGGTCCGCTGCGCCTGAGACACGAAGCCGGCCACGGGCTACTTCTCCGCGTCGACGGACGGACGCGGCGCCGACAAGAGCGGCGCCCCCACGATCGAGCCCGGCAACGGCATCGGGATCGAGTCCGGCGCCAGATGCGGCGGCATTTCCGTTTTGACCATGAGCACCATGACCGTCTTTTTGATGGTGCCTTCGACTGACTTGTGCGTACGGAACACACCGCGACCGTCGAGCACTTTCATCGTGTAGGACTTGTCGCCGTCCATGACGCCGCGCGCGAGGTTGTCGACCGCCAGCGGGACGATGAGTTGATCGATCCGCGTGATCTGTTCGTCCATGGACGCGGCCTCACGGAGCCGCAGCAGGGCATCAGAGATACGCGCGTGCGAACAGCCGAGAATTTCCGCGGTCTGCTTGGGCGAGAAGCCTTCCCACCGGAGCGCCAGCACGGCCGCGTGAAATTTCGCGCGCTTGATCTTGCCGGTGCGGTCACGGATCGAGCCTTGCGTCGTCGCCAGATGGACGAGTTCTTCGTCGACGCTGCTGACCTTGGCCGCACGGACGGCCTCGGAGAAGACGGCATCCACTTTCGGCGGATCTGCTTTGTCCGTGTCCTGTGCGACGGTCGTTTTGCCCGGGCCGGTGCGGGCGGCGCCCATCAGCGGCATCAGCCGGCCGCTTCTTTCGCCGCGATTTCTTTCGCCTGTTTCCGGAGCTTGCGGCCCAAGTGCCGATTCTGGTTGCGGATGACCGCGTCGCGGACGACCGCGACTTCGATGCCGCACCACGAGCACCGTCCGCCCGGGCCTTGACGGTGGTACCGCTGGCCCGGCGCGCACGGCGGCATGTTCGTCATGTTGTCCGGCACGCCGTTCGAGACGTCGATCGGCCCCTGTAGGTCACGGGGACCGACCTGCGCCGGCAGGGCTTCAGCCAAGAGCGCGTCGGCGGCGCGAAACGCATCCTCCGCGGCCGCGGGATAGGAGGCCGGTCGGTGTTCGCCGTACGCCTGCACGATTTCGAGCCGCACGAGTTCAGGATAGACCGACATGGCGATTTCCAGTCGGATGTCAACCACGGGTCGCCCCCGCGCGCCGTTCGATTTCCGCCAACAGCCGCGCCGCCTCTGTGCGCGACAGGTACGTGCCCATCGAATCGTGAAATTGTCGCTGGCGCGGTGACGGCGAGAAGATGATCGGGTCAGGACGTCGCAGTTTGCGCGACATCGCAGACATCGCGGCCGAAATGTCGTGGGGCTGTGCCGGCGTCGCGCCGTCTTTGGCCACGGCGTCTTTGATCCGCGCGGACCATTCGCCATCGTCGATCGACGGCTCGTAGACGCGGCGCGCGATCGCGTAGAGTTGCGGCACGGTCAGCGGCGGCGCCAGCGGCCGCGGCTTCCACGCGCGCGCGACGAACGCCCGCACGTGCCCAATCAGGTCGCCGTCACTGAGTTTCATGGCTGAAGTTGAGACGTACGCGCATCAGACCGTGCCGCCCGCAGGCGACCTCCGAGGAGCCAATGAATCGGAGGACACGCCGGTCCCGAAGCCTCGCCTTACGTGGACCCGACCCGCGGCGTACGTCTCAGGCGAGACTCTACTGCGCGGCCGCGCGACTTGCAACGATCACTTCCCGATGTGAATGTTCGAGAAGCTGCCGGCGCCGACGCCAGTAAAGAGCGCCACCAACCACACGATGACGACGATCGTGATGACGACGGTGACGACATTCGCCATGGGCTTCAGCGGCTCCACGTTTCTGAACGCCCAGATCGCCAGCGCGCAGAGACAGAGAATTCCGATCACTTGGATCAGGGGCATGGGCGAACTCCTTTAGGCGCTGGCCGGGATGTGAAACAACATCTTGAAGAACGCGACGATCGTCCCGATGATCTTCCGCCAGCCGTTATCCTTCGGCGGCGTCGTCGTGGGCAGATCCGCGAGTGTCGTGACGGACTCGGAATACGTGCCGGCCGGGTACGTGTACTGCGTGACGCCATCCGCCAGCGTGATTGTCGTGGCCGGCTGAATGAACGAGAGCGTGTGCGGACCGATCGTTCGCACCGCGGCGGGCATTTGCGACTGCGGGAACAGCGCCACAAACGGATACGTGGCCGCATCTTGTCCGCCGTTGGCCGTGTACGTCACGCCATTTGCGGGGACTGCGGGCGCACCGTCGACGGCGATCGACCAGACGGGTTGCGCCGCGCACTTCAACGATTTGTTCCAGCCGCCCGACGGCGTGATCAGGTACGGGTGTGCCGGCGTGCCGTCCTGCACGGGCGTCTGCGCGTAGAGCGGAGCCGTCAGCACCAGACCGAGGATGAAACCCGCGACGAGCCCGAGGACGTTCCGAACGAAATCGCGGTGCATGTCAGCCTCCAAGGTTTTCAATTCGAGCGCAGCGATTCGGACTGGCGGCGGTGAGCTTCCATTGAGTCTGCCAGTACGTCACGAACTTGTCGTCGATGCCGACGATCGTACCGGGCGGAATGCAGCCGAGCGGTTGCACGGGCACGCCACGGTACATCGTCGCCCAGTCGTCAGGTAATTCAATCAGCCAGTGTTTTGTGAACGCGGCACGCGCGGCGATCGGCAGTGCCAGCAGCGCGGCGAAGAAGGCCCGGCGATCCATGGGAGGGAGTTTACACCCGCCCGGCGCTTCCACAAGAGCCGGAGTGAACAGAGTGTTATCCCACGGCTTCAACTCTGTGACTCGGGGCGTGCTATGGACCCGAGGTCGACTGCTTTACGTGTCGATCTTCCGCGCGTTGTGGAACAT